TTCTTATTTCATCCATGTTTTGAGTACCGTTGAAAGTAAGTTGGATATTATAGTTAGACGTTTTTCTGTTATCAGTCTTGTTCTGCATTACTTTCCACTCTCTATTTTGAGCAGGAGTAAGGATTCTTTCGTTACTTCTTACGTTAACTGTTTGAGAGTCGTCTCCTCTTCCATTTGAGCCAATTTCACCACCATTGAAAAACTTAGGTTTAGACGCTCCAACCTCTGCCGCCAAACCAAATGCAGTAGCGCCAACCACTGCACCAGCCGCTATTTTACCAGCTGGAGTCAAAGAAGGAAAGCTTTTCATCATATCAACCACAGAAGCCGCCGCATTTGCAAATGCTAAAGCAGAAGTTGCCGCCCATGCCACATTTGCAGTTTTTATATTCTCTGCTCTTGTTTTCTCCTCTATTTTAGCAATCTCTTTTTGTTTCTTCTTTTGACTCATTGTAGAGTCGTTGATCTTCTTTATTTCATCTCTAGCCTCTAAGTTTCTTCGTGCCATTCTAGCATTAGATATTTTGTTAATCCCAGCTATAAATATTTGAGCGGCTGTTTCAGCATTTACTTTTGCCTGTTCTAGTTCAGCTGCTCTGTCCGCCCTGTCTTTCTGTCTGTCTTCTTCTTTCCATTGAGCAATTGTCATTCTAAGCCATTGTTTGTGCGCTAATTCTTTTTGGTCTATAGCTATCTTATCTAAAAGCAGTTGCTCATCTGCCTTTTTCTCTTCTAAGTCTCCGGCCGCTTTCATCTTAATAAGAGTTGCTTCCATCCATTTAGCTTCTTTAATCTTTCTTTTTGCTTCTTGGTCGTCGGTTTTTGGCTTTTTAGAAAAGTCTATCTTTTTACGCTTTTCTAATTCTTTCGTGATCAACCTTGACACTAAAAGCCAATCTGAAAGCTTACTACCTTGATTTCCAGTTGCAACATTTAACTCTTTAATTATAGCGCTTTCTTTCTTTTTAAGCGAAACAGCCTTTTCTCTCAGGGCGTCTTCCTTTTCTCCATTCTTTGCAGATTCAGCCAATAATTCAGATGTCACCTTTTGCAATTGGACGTTAATCCTTGCAACTTCTGTTGTTTTTTTGCGGATATCAAAACCCTTTTCAAGCAAACGCTCATTGGTTTTCATAATCTTACGCATTAAGGCTTCTTGTTTCATTTGTTTTGCAAGAGCGGCTTGCTTTGCCTGTTCCGCCTTATTAGTAACCCCGAAAGCAATCATTGCAGTTTGAAGAGTTTTAAGTCCAAGTAAAATTGTCTCATGCCATATTTCAGTGATTGGAATAAGATCTTGCCCAATTACAGTTTTTATATTTTCTACTTCAACTTTTGTCTTTGCAAGGTTTCCCGCAGATGTTCCAGTTGATTCAATGAAGATATCCATTTTTTCTTTCATCTGCTCAACAGCATCATTAATTACATCTTTAGACCCCATTACCTGAATACCAACATCGTCAAGAAAATCAGCAGAACCACGAGCAAGACCTGTCATAACTGTTTGCATTTTTTGAGCCACATTTGCACCTGTTGCAGTAGCCTGTTTAGAAACATACTCCATTGCACCAACCATCTTTTCAAATGGAACACCTGACACCATACCCTGCATTGCCAATTGCTGAAGTTGTAAATCAGATACCATGCCTTGAGTTGCATCTCTCAATGACACCATCATTGACTCAGTGCTCTTGCCTGCATTTTTAGCAAATCGATCGAAACTCTTTCCAACAAATTCGGCTTTTGCCCCTAATTCCCCAAGAGCAACAGCTTGCTTTAGTACTCGTTTAGCAACCTCAACAGAGAGATAGGCTATAGCGGCACTCTTTAAGCTTCCAAAGGCTTTAGCGCCTAACTCAGAAGCTTTATTAGCGGCTTGAACACTTTTAGAATATTCTTGATTGGCTTTGACAAGGCCCTTGAGTTTTTTAGTGCCTTTTGTTACGGTTTCGTAGATTGTTTGGATAGTTTCTTTTGTAGCCAATATGAAGCCCCTTCATAATAATTTTCGAAAACTTCCTTTGCTTCTATCCAGCAAGGGTTTATCTCTTCATAGGATTTTTTATATCCATTGTTGTAGCTCTTCCACCATGCTTCTATGTGTCTCATTGTGAGTTTTTCATAGTCTCTATATATCTCATACATATAGCTCCCACACCCAACCCAAAACAACGGTCTAAGCAACTTTTTACCCTCTTGGCTTCTATAGTGCGAAGGCTCTACACTCCCCGAGAGAGGGTCGAACCAATGCTCATTAGTAGACGGCAATCCACCAAGAGCACCAGCCCGAATAAAAGCCTCTATCTTAAAGCTAAAATGTCCTCATCGTTTAATATGGACTCATCCATTATAGATTTATATAAAAAATCCTTGAGTTCTTCATCTAAGTTCTCAAAGTTTTCCTCTGTAAATTCCATCGTGTCTTTACCTATGAAAACCTCTTTAGTACAAGACATTACTATTTTACCCCGACCAGTGTTGAATATCTTTTTGGCCTTTAGCTTAGACTCAAAATCTTCAGACTGTTGCTCCATTATCTTCATATAAAGATCTGCGTCCAAAGACTTTTCTCTTTGTTTTGGCGTTGCAGACATATACTCAGACATATTTTTAAACTTCCATACGTCCAAAATTCCTTTATTTAGAATGGCCAAAGATCTCTCAAAACTGACTTGATAATCAGAGTACTCTTTGTAAGTCTTAATCATATCCAAATCATCTACAGTCATAGGAGTAACCATAAACGAAAACCTGTGTTTTATAGGCACTTTGTGTTTCCTAAACCACTCTGTCGGAGTCTTTGCAACTGATGTAATTTTAGTAAATACTCGATATTTCTTATTTTTTAAAATATCTTTAATTTTGATAGTTTTGCCGTCTGCCATTTTGTCCCTACGCTTTCTGAGCGAATACCGCTTTAGTTACGTTATATGTTATGTCAAAAGATCCTGTTCCGTTTGAGTCGCTTGGTTGTATTTCTACAGTGTCACCACCTGTAAAAGTGATGTCGTAATGAGCTCCAGTACCACCAGTAAAAGTAATGCCTGATTGCACTACGTTATCAAAAAGGTCTTGAACTGGGTTATCAGTAGCTGCCGCTAATCTTGTTACAGTAACAGTAAGACGCGCCCCTTGGTTGGTAATCTTCATTTTAGCTACACCCTCAGCATTGTTTCCGCCTTCAGGGTTGATCTCATTATTTACATTAAATTTCCACGTTTGGATAGCATAAGGAGTGCCGCCGATATCACCAACATACTTTCCCATCTGCTCAACAGCCGCTGTATCATGCCCCACTAACGGAGGTATTGCCGCACTTGAAATATCGGTTTGACCTAAATACGCACCCATCCAACCTGTGAAAGCCACCACAATCGGAGCTTGTGGGCCGTCTGCACCAATTTCAGCATTTCCAACAACTCCGCGCGCTTGATCTGCTATAGCTGTAGGAAGAGCACCACAAGTGTACATGTTAAGATCCGCCGAAAGAGTTTGACAATCTGTAATACCCTGCCAAATCAATTCAGGATTAGCTACATTTAACTCTACTGTATATCCACATGATTTCATTAACTTATAAAACACTGGCTCAACCGTTACATCTCCAGACCAAACGAATTCACACTTACAGTCTGGTAAACCTATTTTCCTCTCCATTGATAAAGCAGGGCCATCTCTAAATGTGCCATCTGCTAGTTTACCAATTGGTTCCGCTGGAGTGTCATAGGATGCGTCGCCAACATCAAAGAGGCGCACATTATGATCTGCATCAACAGGAGCGTTCCGCGTTCCTGATGTTGGCTCTGCTTTGAAATATAATAACTTCTGCCCTGAATTAAAACTCATCTTACACCTCCTTTGGCGGTTCTATTTTTTTTGTAACTTTTTTAACTTTGTACTTAAATCCAGCACCACGAATTTTCCCATTTATAATCATGGTTTTTCTTGGCGGCACTACTCTATCTTCATGTTCTCCACTCATAATCTATGCTCCATTGGGGCTCTAAGGTCAACTATATATTTACATACCAACTTAACGCCGTTAAATTTATCTTCTCGTTCCATTATTTCAGTTTCGTAATCCACAAACTCCCAGTTATAAGCCGCTGTTGCACAGATCGTATTAGCGTATTCGGAATTCATTTCATAAGCATTTACGATGTCCCACAATCCATCCATGACATCAAGATTAGTTTCATAAGACACTTCATTTGCTTTTACATCTGCACTATTCAAAGGCACTCTAGCATGTATCTCTAAATTATGCCGAAAATTAAACTCTCCTTGAGCGCCACCATTAAGATCTGTGCCGTCAAGATTCTCACCAGACGGCATATAAATAGATATCCTATTGCCTAGCTTGCCACCCTTGGTAAAAAGCTTTTCTCTGCTCTTCTCCTGCACCCAAGTATTATTAAATGAGTTTGCAGTAGTCATACTGTCGACTACTGTGTAAAAGGCTTTTATGACATCTCTTATTGCACTCATGTTTGCCTTCTATCTCCTGAATTCTCTTCACACATTATAACTCCTTGTTATAGTATGATTGCTGTAGCTAATAATTTCTGTCCATCTATGTTAGGATGGAGATCATCATACGTATACTCAGCTTTTAGTGCTGCAGGAGACTCTCCATCTGATAATAGTATATCGTAATCTGCTACCTCAGCATGTCCTTCAACTCCTACTTGACCCTCTAACCAGAGGTTATAATCTTTGCGGGCATCGTCTACAGGAAGAGACCAAGCATAAGGTAGCGCGTTAGCTAGTATGAGCTTGATGCCCCTAGCTCTAGTCTCTTGGATTACTGCTAGTACTCTATCCTTCATGGCCTCTATACGATCTATATTGTCTTGGTCTGGATCTGCTCCAGGTAAATCATTAGGAGAGAACGCATGATAGATAACTATATCAGGGGCTAAAGAGTCTAAAGCATTAATCCACCTAACACAGAACTGAGAAGTAGACTGTGACGACCACCCCATATTACAGTTAACATAGGGCACAGCTTTTGTACTCTTAGCACTACAAGCAAAGTGGCCTGCACTAAGCATGTCAGTATTACCTTGTACGTCTCCTTGAGCGATCGAGTCTCCTATAGTAAGGGTATTTACTACTTTAACAGGAGTTCTATATTCTATCTCAGTAGAGTTAACTCCAAAGGATACATTAGATATACTAGTTGCTTTGTCGCTTGCATGGTCTCCGGCAAGCATACCTACCTTAATAATTCTACCTTGTGCATATCCTGTTCCATCTTCCCAGTCACCTTGAGGATGAGAAGTATTACCCCTCATCTGATACCTCTGACCTGCAGCAATATAAGATCTAAGAAAAAGTAAAGGCAGGCCTCCTCCAGTTTCAGGGAGTATATCTAAGTAAACCCAATCAGACTTAGCTCTGCCAGGTATTCCAGTAGCACTGGCAGCAGGTACTGTACATAAAGCAGCACCTCCGAAAGTGACAGCTACAAAATCCTCTGTAGGTGCAGCAGCTAAAGAAGCTGAGGTAGACACATAAGTCTTAGCTATCTCTACGGGAGCAGCTCCTATATTAAGGTGCGTGATACGGAACATAGAAGCACCGTCAGTCTCCAGTGTATAATAGTCTGGTAGGTAGCATTTACGTAAGCTGCGTTGTTAATCTCTTGGATGAATCCTCCAGGAGACCACTTACCTACATTAGAAATACTAGTAGATAACAACTCACCGCCAACACGCGTCTCAACCCCTCTCTCAGTAACCACAACATCCCCATCTTTCGGATTGTCATAATCGCCTTTAACGTAGATCTCACCGCCGTTCTGATTTCCCCCTTTGATATTGTCAAGAGAGTGCAATATTTCAGATTCTACTTTTGAAATCTGATAGACTCCCTTAGATTTATATGGGGGCTTAAATGGTTCATTATTTATTGGATAGCTCTGATTCATGCAATTACCTCCCGAAGAGATTTCTTATAGTTTTTGGTATCTTTCTTAGATCTTTTTTTAGATCGCCGTCGTACTTCTTTATTGCATTATACACAAAATGATCGTGCCTTATCCCACCTTTACCGCCCTTTGACGACCACGGCGGAGATATCGGGCTTCTTTGGAATCCGTCCCTTGACCCGTCGTGCTGAATCCCCATATAATTATAACCGCTCTCAGTTGTCACAAATCTCGGATCAATCCAGACTTTAGCAGTATGTGTATTTTTCTTATTTTTATAAACCTTTGTTATTGACCTCTCACCGGCTCCACTTACAGAATTAAAACGATGATTTGCCCTTGCATGTTTCACCATTTTAGTAGTATTGCTAATCATAACGGCTTTAATCTCCTTGTCTACGACTTTAGGAGATCTTAGCAAGTTCTTTATATGCTTCACCATTCCGACCAGCTTCACACTCATAGGATGAACACTTTCTGCTCTACAAACGCCTCTACAGGTACAACCTCATCGCCAGTACCCCCCGTGATAGTCTCTTTAGTAATCTGTGTTGCAAGTTCTGCGACTAATCCTTTGTACTTCTCTATATTGCCACCATAAGCATCATCAACACTATTCCCGTTGCCAGATCCAGCATAGTAACACATGATCAAGTATAGAGCAAAATAACGAGCATACATTTTGAGCACTATTGATGTAACATAGCCAGATCCATCAACTAATATATCATCAACAGTTAACTGATTTACAATAGCTAATCGATTAATCTCGTCATCAACATTTTCTAATAGATTTGTCAGGTCTTCACCAGTTTCTATTATTGCCTCTGCAAGCTCATCTACTTTCAACCAATCAGTGTTGACGTATGACATTATTTATCCTTTGATGGATTCTTTTTTGCAACTGTTTTGCTTTTTGTTTCTTTTTTCTTCTTCATCTCGTCAAACTTCTTTGTCAGGTGAGGGGCCTGCCACAATCTAGCAATTACTTTTGGTTGATTCATTTTCTCTCCAAGTTAGGGGCCGGAGCCCCTTTTAAAATTAAGCAGTTCTGTATAGTTGCCCGTCAACCATTGCAGTTTGCTGATTTTCAGAAACCGCAATAGTAATTTTTACAAATTGGTCCACATTTGTTTCTGGAGTCCAAGTCGCAATCACGGCATCAACAGCAAAAACAACAGTACCACCAGATGGAGCATAAGCGGCAATTGTTTTGGACGTTGAATATGCACCATCTACTACTTTATCCCAAGCCGCAGAAACAGTAAGAGTTTCTCCGTCCGCTACGGTTATTTCATTATTTGCCGTTAGCTCAAACTCAACCTCACTCTGAATCTTTGCCATGTCAGTAGCGTCTGATACAGTAGTAGAAGCATTAGAAAGCGCAGTAGCATCAAAAACACGATCTTGATACGACCCAAGCCTTTCATTTAAATTTGTATTATATGCAGTAGTCATTTTAACACCTCCTTATAGTATGACGTTTTTTTCAGCGCCTTTTGATAGATTGTAGTCAGTTATGATCGGCACCCCATCCCAAGCGTCAATAATTGAATTGACTTCTCTATCTGAGTTCTGCAACTGAATTTTCTCCAATTTAAATACAGACCCGATAAGGCGCTTTAGTGTTGGGTGCATATATAAAACATCTGCTCCTCGAGCCTCTTCGATAATCTGAGAAAGCTTATCGTCGAGTTTAATAGCGGCAAAATCAGCGCCTTTATCAATATTAACAATAGTTGTTACATAACGTGGATTTGCAAGCTTTAAGCCTGAATTAAGCTTCATTCTCGTACCGTATACCAAAACACCGTCAGAGTTTAGATAAGCGTTACCGCCCGAAATACCCATAATGTCAACAACTTTACCATTACCCCAAGCCTGAGAGCTATATAGACCAGTAATCTCGCTCTTAACGTACTTTACAGCCGCTACAGAATAATTAGTGTTGTTCGACCCAGTACCATCAAGCACGCGGTCAGCAATTCCACCAACTGTCTGGTTTTCAAAAGCATATTTCTTAAAAGCGTCGTAAGTGGTAAGAGAAAGTTTTGCACCCGTCTCCATAAGGATCTTAGGTGACTTTTTAGCAAAATAAGCCTCTTTAGACAGGTTCATCGCGGAAAGTTTGTCTTCTCCAACCTCCATTTTAGCGGCCCAATTTCTAAGATTGGTTTGCTCTAACCTGCTTGCCATGTCAACAGCTTGCAATGGAGCATCCAGCTGTTGCTCTGGGATATAGTCGGTTGACGTAAGAACCTCAAAAACATCTTGAAAGCCGTCGGAAGTTTCTTCCATTGGCGTACTCTCAAAAATTGGTGCCTGTTCGGTTACATAATCAACCATTTCTTTCTGTGCGCCTGTCGCATTATTTAACGCGACCTCACGCCAAGTCTTAGTAAGTGACATGATTACTCCTTTGTTCACTTATTATTATTAACGGAACTCGTCTTCCATCGTGTAAGCCGCGTTTCCTCCGCCCTTGTCGTTATTATTCACTCCGCCAGCTTTGCCGCCACCAGAGGGAGTCGGAACAAAATGTTTATATTTCTCTTTGACAATCTCAACGCCTTCTTTATCGGCAGGTACAAGCTTGCCACCGATGTTGATCTTCCACTCGCCCCCATCTTCAGTAAACTCTTTTCGTGCCTTCATTAACTCAAGCACATCTGGAGTCCCTTCCCTAAAAGCGTCCATAAACTGAGGCAATATCGAAGTAGTAAAAGTTGCAAATGAAGCCTCTTTAGTAGCAATCGAAGTCTTTTCGACCTCTCCCTCATACTTAGACTTATACTCATCACGCTCTTTCTCAACCCGGACCTTGTCGTCAGCATACCCGTCGGCCTGTGCTATCTTCGATTGCACTGCTTCAAATCCACCTTGATCTTCCAACCAACCTGTGTTGGTCTTTAGTTTAGCGAGATCTAAATCGCCCACTTGGTCAATAATTACCTTTTGCTTCCGAAGAGCTTCTTCGTTTTCGTTTTTAGACTTTACTACACCGTCCAAAAACTCAACCATCTTTGTAGTGTCAACATCTTTTTGACCCTTAAGATTTGCAAAGATTTCCTTAAACATATTTACTCCCTGGCATCTCTAGCCATTTTAATAGGGCTCCTCCGTCCCTCTATTAATTATAATAAAATTTGCAATTCATATGTTTTTGTGTTATATTGTGTTGGAGTGTGTTAACATAGGAGCATTATGAGAAAATACAAATCATGGGGAGTAAATCTATTCCCGCAAGAGTGGACAGCACTAGAGAAAACTCTGTATCTTTTGAATTTTGGAGGAAAGGGTGGAAGAGTTGACTTTGTGAGATGCTTGATAGGACTGTGTAGAACTACGGCGTTTGCAGAGTTGATGAGAGAGTACAGGAAGAAGCAGGCAGGAATTGAAATAGAAAGTGAGGAAGATGTGAAATGGAAGACAAGAAGATAAAGTTTGAGTTCAGAGGTGTAGAAGTTGACCTTAATGCCTATGCACTGGATATT